CCAGTCGTCCAAGTTGCGGCTGATGCAGCGGCTGGTGGCGGCGTTCCAAGGCAAGGAACTGACCCTGCCTGACGCCGAGGACGCCCGCTGGCTGACCAGCGAGATGGAGGCGTTTGAGTTTACGTATACGGCCACCGGAGTCCGCTACGAAGCCCCCAGTGGGTTCCACGACGACGGCGTGATGGCGGTGGCGTTGGCGCTGCATGGCTGGGATCGGGTGCAGGGGGCGGTGCCAGAGGCTCCCGTAGGCTTGCGGCAAATCAGCGACGACCCCTATGTTTCCCCAGAGAATGGATCGGCTCGGTCATTCCAGCCGTCAGGGGACTTCCAATCGCAACTGCCCGGATCGGGCTGGTAAGACATGGAGAAGACAGGCATGGACGCCGTACTGGCAAAACTTGGCAAGAAGCTGGGCCGTAAGCCCATGCTCAAGCGGAAGGGCTTGTCCGACAGCAGCCCGATGAAGGAATCGGGCATGACCGTCGTGATCGGCATGGGCAAGCCGATGCGTGGGGCAATGGCAAAGCGCGATGACCGAGGCTATCCCACCGACGAGGAAGGACAGGACGACGAGCCGATGGAAGAGACAAGCCCAAAGAGCTTGAACGCCAAGATCGACGCGCTGATGGAACGCATTGATGCGCTGGAATCCCGCATGGGCGCACATAGCGAACAGGCCGAAGACATGGAAGACGACGACGAAGAGGAGGAGGACTGATGTTTGCTGACGCTGCGCTGACGCTCGCGCTCAAAATTCTGTCGCCTGTCATCGTTGGATTCATCACGCCCTTTGCGCTGGACGGGATCAAGCGCATGGTGGGCTTTGTGGATACCTCGCCCACCTACGTCAAGCAGGGACTGGCTATCGCCATTGCCGCACTCGGCACCACGCTGACGGCGTTTATCGGCGCAGACATCCCCACCGACCTTGCCATGTGGGACGGCGAAGTGGTCAAGGCGCTGGTCGCTGGCTTCTTGGCGATTGCGATCAAGCAGCACAAGCAGTTGAAGAAGGCCCAGCAGCCGTAACATGGCCTCGCCTGCATGGACCCGCAAAGCAGGCAAAAACCCTGAAGGGGGGCTAAACGCCGCCGGTCGGGCGAGCTTGCGGGCGATGGGCAAAGACATCAAGCCGCCTGTCAAAGCCGCCGAAGCGGCCAAAAGCCCTACGTCTGCCAAACGACGGATCGCGTTTTGTAAGCGGAGTGCTGGGCAAGCTAAAATGTGGCCGAAAGCCGCAGCAAACCCAGAAAGCCGTTTGAATAAAGCGAGGCGTCAATGGGAATGCTGACCTGCACACGGTGCAAAACAGAAAAACCAGCAAACGTTGAGTTTTTCCCATTGCACAGCAAAAAACATAACGGTCTAGATTCATGGTGCCGCCAATGCCGTTCTGAGTACAAACGCGGAACGGTATTGCCAAAAGGAGTTTCTGATAAAATGCGAGGGCTTGAAGCTCGCGCTTTGCCAGAATGTGTAATTTGCGGTGAGACAAAAGATGAGAAGTTTGCCGTAGACCACGACCACAGCACTGGGCACGTACGCGGTGGGTTGTGTATGCGATGCAACATGGGTCTCGGGCATTTCCGAGATAATCCAGAACTTCTTCGCTTTGCCGCATTGTACTTGGAAGGCCGTTGCGCTTGCGGAGAGTGCCAGCCGTACTGGGGTGGAGAAGCAACGGTAGACGACGAGAACACGGATATATTCTTTCCAGTATAGTTGTCTGCAACTAACGTCAGGAGATAGCGATGTCTGTTGGAAACTTGCTCAAAAGCACGACAACGGTTGCTGCCGCAAACGACGCCGCTACCATCTCTGGCTTTCCCAGTGTGGGAGTTGTTGGCATCCAGATCACGGGCACGTTGTCTGCGACGATCACGTTTGAAGCGACCGTCGATGGCACCAACTACGTGGCCCTCAACTGCCTCCCCAGCAACAGCGGAACCGCCGCCTCGACTGCGACCGCAGTCGGCGCATTCACGGTGTCGTCTGGTGGGTATGCGGCGATTCGGGCACGATGCTCTGCCTATACGTCTGGCTCGCCGGTCCTCACGGTACGCTACGTCGGCTCGTGAGCGAACTGCTCCGCATCCTCTGGCCCGTCGTCATCCTGTATGCCGTCCATCGCCTGTGCGAGACGGTGGCTTTGTTTGCGCCCGTTCGTGAAACGGAGCAAGTCGAGGATGACCCGTATGACGCTGTGGTGCCAGAAGATTTGATCGCCGTGGCAATGCAGTATCCTGACGCATGGGCGCAAGAAGACATGGTCAAGGCGATTCGGGAAAAGTATGACGCACTCCGCGACTGGAACTTGGTGCGAGCCGCCTTTGGCGTAGGGAGAGTGGACGCATGACGGGACCGATGTTCTTTGATGACGCTGATCCGATGGGGATGTTGGATGAAGGCACGGCGACGGTTCCGACCTTGGAAGGCCCGATTCTTGAGACAGAACTCGCCCGTCTCATGGAAGGCTTGTCAAACGACCCGCTTGGCCCGAATGAGAAGGTTGCGCCGAATCCTCCAGCGAATAACACGAACACGGCGTCGGAGAATGACGCTCTGTTGCGGAGGGCACTGTACGGCCATGACTTCCCCGCCGCCGACGACGTAGAAAACATCGACCCGTCTGCGTGGTCATCGTGGTGTCGCGGCTTGTGGGACAGCCGTCGCGAAGCGGTGCAGATGCACTTGCACTTGGTTGAGCGGAATCGCCTGTTTCGGGCAGGACAGCAGTGGATTTCAGCCAGCGGCATGGGTCCGTGGCGGGAACCGGCGCGTCCGCGTGATGCGGCCCGTGTGGTCTACAACATGATTGACAAGGCGCTGGATCAGCGATTGCAGATCATGATGGATCAGAAGCCCGGCTTCTCTGTCACGCCCGTTACGCAAGACCCAGAGGATCGGCGCAAGGCACAGGCTCAACAGATGGCGCTGGAGTACCAGTATGAGCAGCAGGAGATGCCGCGCATGGCGAGGGAGGCCAGTTTCTGGGCGCAAACGGACGGCGTTTCCTTCTGGCACGAATTCTGGAATCCGAATCGTGGCCCGTGGGACGAGCGCATGGGCGACATCGCTGGGCAGAAGAAGCCAATGGGGGATATTGGCTGCCAAACGCTTCGGGTGGAGCAGGTTCGTGTCTCGCCTAACGCCACCGCCACCCAGAAACCGCATTGGGTCATTATTCGGGAAGTGATCTCGCGGAGTGAAGCGGCGTATCGGTACGGCATCACAGGTCTTGATGCGGCCAATACGATGATGTCCACGGGGAACGGCCCAACGTACAGCGGCAGTGAAGGGATCGGCGCGTGGGTGCTGTCTCAGACGACGATTGGCGAAGGCCAGCGGCTGCGGGATGAGGATGTGACGGAGCGGTTTACGGTCTATCTGGAACCGCACCCCGATGTGCTGCCCGAAGGCTTGCAGATGGTGGTCGTTGGCGATGAAGTCGTGTTCGGACCCTCGCCATTAATGTGGAACGTGATTCCCGTGGTCCCGATCCGCGACGGTTCCAGCGACCCCAGTTACTACCCCCGCCCCATCATGGAGCAGTGGGTAGACCACCAGATGCGGACCAATGCGTTGTTGTCCAAGTGGATCGAGAACATCCGCGTCAATGCGGGTGGACGATTCCTAACACGGCCTAACGCGATTGCCACCGAAACGTTCATGGGCGGCGTGACCTCTATGATCGAAATCCGTGGCGCGGGTCCGATGTCAGACAGCATCCAGCCCGTGCAGGGGTTTAGCGTTGGCAACGATGTCAAAGAGGCGCTGGCGCTGGAGAAGAGTGCGTTTGAGAACGCGTCGGGCTGGAACACGGTGAGTCGTGGTCAGGTGACCGGCGAATCGGGCCGTGCTATCATCGCCTCTCGCGAGCAGCTAGAGCGGGTGTTCAGCCCGTGCGTGAGTGCGTTGGCGTTGGCCTATACGGACTGGGGAAAAATTTCGCTGGCGGGTATGGCGTGGGGCTACGATATGCCCCGCTCGTTGGGTGCCATTGGCAAAGGCCGTCCCGATCTGGCCCGTGCGGTGTCGTCGTCGGACTTTGACGGCCAGAGCGATGTGAAGGTCGAAGCAACAAGCATGATGCCCATGCCGATGGCGTTCCGTATGTACTTGCTGGACAACTGGCTCCAGACGGGCGTGATCGACATGAAGGAGTACCGTCGTCGCCAGATGTTTGCCGTGGCAACTAACATCGCGTCACCCGACGACGATCAAGAAGCGCGGGCTAAGCGGGTGGCTGACGCGATTCGGATGCAGACGGAAGTGCCTGAGATGCGGTGGGTGGATGACGAGAGTATCCACCAAGATGTGCTGCAACGCGAACTGCTCCTGCAAGACGATGTTGCGCCAGAGATCATCGCTGCCGCGATGGAGCGGTGGACAATGCTGGCAAACCAAGCGCAGCAGAAACAAGGGGGAGGTCCACCGCAAGGTGCCGCCCCTGCTGGTGCTGGCCCAGAAAGCGGACCTCCCGCTGCCAGTGTACCAAATATCCCACCGGGACAGTTACCGCTTGCTCCCAGCAACCCTCCTCTCGGGGTCACCAATCTACTCCAACAGAGTTTGACTGGCATCCCAGAGGCAGAACAGTCTGCACAGCAAGCTGACATCTTATCCCGACAGCAATAGGACCGTCGCATGGACCTCGGTGAAGCTATTTCCAGTGCTATCGAAAACGCCCTCCCACCACAGCAAGACACGGCTGTGGCTGAAGACGCCGAAGAGACACTGGCTCCAGATGCAGCAGAAGATGGCGTAGACGAATCAGACGAATCTGATGCGCCAGTAGATATGCCAGAGGGATACGTTGCCGTTCGCACGGTGACGGACGATTTGGCAACGGAGTTCACGCTCCGTGATGCAGAGGGAGAGGTAGAAGTTCCTGACTTGATGGTGGAGTACAAGGCCAACGGCAAGATGCGGGCTGACCGCTTAGATCAAGTGGTCAAACTCGCGCAGTGGGGCGTGTACAACCAAGAGCGGGAGCAGAAGGTCCAGCAGGTTGAGCAGATGTCTCAACAGGTCTATCAAGAGCGCGAAGAATTCGCCGCCTTGCTGTCGGAACGAGAAGCACAGATTGAAAAGCTGTTGTTAGACGACGACTTCTTATTGGCCGTGCGCGATGCGTATGGCGAACAGAATTCGCCAGAACAAAGGGCTGCTCGCGCAGAGCAACAGGTGCAGGACATTCGTGTGCAACACCAGATGTCTGCGATTGCAGAGAAAGGCGAGACGTTCTACACGAATGAAGTGATGCCGGCCCTCAACATGATTGCTAAGGCACTGCCATCCATTCCTGCGGAAGAACTTGCCGAGAAGTTCCAGATGGCGATGTACGCGCACGTCGAACGCGCTCCCAACGGAGAAGCGTATATCCCGGCGTCACGCTACGATGCTGTCCGTCAGTACATCCTCGACGATTTGGCAGTATGGGCACAGGCGCAGCACGGTCGCCGCTCTCGCGCAACCACCTCGTCTCCGCAGCGGGAGACACAGAAGGCGTTGGCAGAACGGGATCAAGCTCGCATTGAGTCGCAGAAAGCCAAACGCGCCGTAGGACAGAAGACTCTCCCCGTTGGCAGTGCTGGCAAGCCGTCTGGCAAGCCGAAAGCCTATACGGGCAACACCGTTGATGATGCCGTGGCGAGTGCGTTGAGTACGGCGTTGTCGTCATTCCGATAATTCATTCCAAGAGGTTTCGATGCCCGCTCCTACAATTATCACCGATGCCGAACTAACCGGCCTCCTGAAGAACGTGTATTCGCAGTTCCGTGAGAAGGTGCAGAATCTTGTCACGCCCCTCCTCGCGCAGTTGGAGAAGGGTCGTTCTGGCGGCCCGCGCAATATGCGCTGGGGCGGTAACAACGTGTTCTTTGATGTCGTGACTGGCCGTCCCTCTGGCGCGACGTTCTCCAACTCTGGTTATTTCCCGCCCGATACGACGGCGACCGAAGTACAGGCCAATGTCGGCATTGTCCGCGCTTACACCACCCGTCAGGTTGACGGTCTGGCGTTCGTTGGCACGCAGTCCAAGGATGCGGCCTTCACGACCATCGCCAGCAAGACGATGGAAGAAATCAAGACCGCTTCCATGCTGCTCATGCAGCAGGCGTTGCATAACAAGCAGGACGGTATTGTTGCCATTATTGGCACGGTAACGGACTCTACGCACATTATCGTTTCCTCGCCGTATGGCGTGACGAACGCGGGTCAGGGTTCGCTCCTCCTGTCCGTGGGTGACTACATCGCCGTCCGTGCAACGGGTGGTGCAACGCTCCGTTCTGGCAAGGCATCAATCACGGCTATCACGAACAGCGGCGACAACGCCACGCTGACGCTGAGTGCTGCGATTACGTCGATGGCGGCAACGGACATCATCATTAAGGCCACGGCGAGCGATGACTCGTACAGCTACGCGATGAACGGTCTCATCAACATCACGAATCGTGCTAACGGCTACGCCTCGCTACACAACATCAGCAACGCGACGTACAGCATCTGGGATGCCACCCGCATGACGGCGGGCACGGACACGCCTGACGCGACTCAGCCGACCGAATCGGACATCTGGGACTTGATTCAGCGCATCGCTGGTCGCTCTGGCAAGGACGCCAACGTGAAGCCCAAGGACTTCCTCCTCATGACCACTCCGGGCATGGCGAAGAAGCTCATGGAGAGCATGGTGGCGCAGCGTCGGTTCACCGCTGGCGAGTTTGGGACGACGATCAAGGGTGGCTACAAGGCCATTGAAATCTGTGGTATCCCGTGCGTGACGGACTACTACGTCCCCGCTGGCACGATCTACCTCCTGCACATCCCGTCGCTGGCGTGGGTGGATGCGAAGGATTGGGGCTTCGTGGAGTTTGAGGGCGCGGGTCCGTGGCGTTGGTTGTCTGGCCGCGATGCGTTTGAAACGACCTACGGCTGGTACGGCAACCTCGCCTGTCTGGCGCGAAACGCGCATGGCAGCATCACAGGCTACACCGACACGGCTCGTTACAGCCACATTTAGTCGCGGTGGGGGGTGGTAGCACTTCGGCTGCTGCCCCCCATTGGGATCAACTTGGAGACTAGATGGCCTATAACTTTTTTGCTCCGAAGCCGGGTCGCCTTGGGACGCTGCCTGTCCCACTGACCAGTGGCCGTTTGAATACGGGCACACTGGCGGCTGGCACCCAAACGCACAACATTGGTGGGTTTCCTGCCAAGTCGTATGTCAATCGCGCTACGCTGTGTGCGGAAATCTTCCCCACGGCAGCTACGTCCTGCGTGGCGACGCTGTTTAAGATGACGGGCGCGACGGCGGTGGCCCTGACTTCGGGGTTGGACATTAACACCAAGACGGCTGACACGCCGTTGCAGTTTGTGTTCCTGACCACGACCACAGACGCCCAGCGCACATTGACCACGGCTGACAGCCTTCGCGTGTCTATCGTGACCGTAGGGGCCGTGTCGGTGCAGCCCGAAGATGTGACGGTGGTGGTCGAACTGCTGGTGCAAGAGTAACATGGCATCGCCCGTGATTCTGGTGAATCCTGCGGGCATCCCCGAGCCGTCGCCTGAGATTCAGCGGCGGCTTCGGGCGGTGCATGGGGGACTCAAGTTGCGACTGACTGATACAGGTGTCCCGACATGGGGCGTCTGCATGGAGTGGCAACCGGACGACCGTCGCTGGGAGTGGGTGCAGAACGAGAGCTATGATGCTCGCATGGCCTACGACATTATTGGCTATCTTCCGCTTGACTGCTCAGTTGATGAAGCGCCAGCGTACTTGAGCAAGATGGTCCGTGCGTTCCCACGGGACGACATCCAGCGGCTGTCAAACTCGGTGGAGAGCTACAATACGGGTGTGGTGAGTGCCGCCGTGGACGAAGCGATTGGGGATATGCTGGACAGCGCCGATCCGACCACGATCCGTCGTGGCCGTGGCCGTCCTCGTAAAGTCAGCTAAGGAGAACAGATGGCCGTCATTTCCCTTCAGCAACTGATCTCGGACACCCGCGAGTACATGGATGCGGTTGGCTCAACGATTCGCTGGTCAGACTCGCTGATTACGACGGTCTTGAACAGCGTGTTTGACAGCGAGTGGTCGAACATCCTCAACGCCGCGCCGTACTATCGGTTTGCCCAGCGCACGGTCACCACCGATGCCAACGGGCAGTTTGCGTTTACCACGCTGAACAACGGGACTGGCGATACGCAGCAGTTGTTCTACCGCATCATGTCGGTCAGTGACGGCAACGTCCTGTATGGACAGACGCGGTTTCAGGATGTGCCGCTGGCGACCACCACCAATTACCTGCCGACCTACCCGCGCTTGTATTACATCGCGGGACAGTCTGTGCAGATTTTGCCAGTCAGCCCAGCGCAGTCGCTGTACGTTGGCGTGAACTACAAGCCTACGGCGATCTCTGATCTGGCCGGTGTGACATCTACGATAGACTATCCCAACAACGCACATCTGATTTTGGTCTGGATGGCGGCGGCACAGTTGCTGCTCAAGGGTGGTGCGGAAGCGGCTGCGGCGTCAAACCTTAAGACGCTGGCCGATGACGAGCGCAAGACGCTGCTGGACGACATTCGCCGCATGACGATCAACCCGACCATGATGGCCTATCCCGACCAGAAGTATGACTGGAGTGGCGGCTGATGGCGCAGGGGCGCGAGAAGATCGTTGACCAGCAGCCGCGCTTTGACGGCGGCTTAAACAGCGTGTCCGATGACTCGGCGTTGCTGCCCAACCAGCTACGCAGAGCCGAGAACGCACGGCTCACGGACTACGGGGCCATTACTAAGCGGGGTGGGACACGACGGACTTCGACCAGTGCGTTGGCCGCAGCGTCAGTTCTGAACGGCTACACATGGCGCAAGGACGGTGGCACCCAGCAGTTGATGGCCGTGTGCAATGGGTTGCTGCATACGTCTACGTTTAGCGCCAGTTACCCGTGGACATGGACGGCCCAGACTGGGGCGCTGTCGTCGTCGGTCGCGCCGTCGTTTGCTCAGTTCCAGAATGGCAGTGCTGATGTCGTCTACATCGCAGACGGTGGGCTGCTAAACGTGTGGGACGGCACCACGCTGTCTACGGACATTGCGGGGACCATTGCCGTTGAGACGATCACCGTGCATAACCAGCGGCTGTGGGGCTGTGGCAACTCGGCGTTCCCTGACTCGATCTTCTACTCGTCGCTGAATAACGGCAGCACGTTTGCCAACGGTGCGTCTGGCGGTGGACAGATTATTGTCCGCACGTTTGCCGACGAAACCGTGGTGGGCTTGGCCTCGGTCAATACGTCTTTGCTAATCTTCCATCGTCGCGGTATCTCGCGATTGACGGGCTATGGGCAGGACGATATTACGGTCCTCCCGCAGGGTCTGACCGCAGACGTTGGCACTATCGCGCCCAAGTCCATTGTCAGCATTGGCAACTTGGCGTTCTTCATCTCAGAGAGAGGGCTGTACCGCTGCAACGAGTCAGAGGTCAGCCCTGTCGGCACGGTCGATACGCCTGACCCGACCTTGGCCGCGATCCGCAGCCTGTCCGTAACCGATTTTGCCAGCATCCGGTCTGCGTTTAACCGCGCTACGCGAGAGCTGTGGATCAGCATCCCAGATTTTGGCGTGTATGCGTATCACACGATCCTGCAAGCATGGTCTGGTCCGTGGGACACTGGCTATGTCACGCCAGCGACCACGGCGATCTTTGACTCGCTGGACTCCAACGGACTTCCTGCGCTGCTGAAGGGCGATGCGACGGGATATGTCACCGTCTGCGATGCGCCGGGGGTCTATGTAGACAACCAACTGGCAAACGGGACAGGCGGGACGGTCTACACGATGACTGCCCAGATGCACCGGATGTTCTGTGGCGATGAAGCGACGGCCAAGTCGCTCCGCTTTGGCTACCTCACCGCGCAGTTAAAAGGCTCGCTGGCGACCGATGTCACATGGCGCACGGACATTGATGCAGGAGCCTTTACCTTGCCCACCACCTCGTCTGGGACAGGCGTGTGGGGCACGGGCGTGTGGGGCACGGGCGTGTGGGGTGGTGCCAGCACTCAAAACTATCGGGTGCAAATGGGCGGGACGGGCTACTACATCGACGTATTTATCATCGACTCTGGCACGGCTGCGCCTATCTTTAGCAAATTTCAGTTAGAAACCTTTGCGCTGGGGAGGCGCTGATGGCACAGACAGTGGGCCAGCATGGCCTTGCCGCATTTACCAATCCGCAGAACGGCGACTCGCTTGACGCTACGGTGGTCCGAGCGAACGACAACTCTGTGCGTGATTCGTATGTTGATCACGACAGCGATAGTGGCATCCATGTGCAGTCGTCGTTGATTGCCGCCCGCCCTGCGGCTGGCACGGCTGGCCGCAAGTGGCTGACCACCGACACGGGTGATGTCAAACTGTGGTTTGACAGCGGATCGGCTTGGGTGGACATCTCGTACTTGTCTGTCAACGGTGGAGCGATCACCGGAACGCTGAGTGTGTCAGGTGTGCTGACGGCAACGGGTGGTGTGACGGGCAATCTGACGGGCAACGTCACGGGTAACGTGACGGGCGCAGTGACTGGCAACGCTAGTACGGCGACCACACTGCAAACGGCACGGGCGATTAACGGCGTGTCGTTTAACGGCAGCGCCGATGTGACCGTGACGGCAGCGGCTGGCACGTTGAGCGGGGCAACGTTGGCCTCTGGCGTCACCGCCTCTTCGCTGACTAGTGTCGGCACGTTGTCTGCGCTAGCAATGGGCGACAACGTAATTACCCGTCCACGGTTCACGGACTACGCCGAGACGTACACCACGCCGACCATTAGCGGAGGTACGCTGACGCTGAATCTTGAGAACGGCAACGTGTTCCGCGTCTCCCGCAACGCCATTATCTCTACGATCACCATCAGCAACCCGCCAGCAAGCGGCAATGCGGGATCGTTCACGCTGATTTTTGACGCCAACGGGACGAGCTATGCCATTACATGGCCCGCTGCGGTCAAGTGGCCCGCTGGCGTTGCGCCAACGATTACGACGACAAGCGGCAGGAGTGATCTGTTTGTGTTCTACACGAACAACGCCGGGACGACATGGTACGCCATGACGTCTGGGCAAGACTTTGTGACGACCTGACCCATGCTTGCTAATCGACTACAGATGGCCGCAAGTAGCACCCGTGCTAGTCAGTTGCTATATGACACGGCTGGCACCTACACGTTTGTCGCGCCAGCGGGTGTGACGAGTGTCAGCGTGTGCTGCATTGGTGGGGGAGGCGGGTCAACGAGTGGAGGGGCAACCGCCGCTTCCGCACGGGGTGGCGGTGGTGGGGCATTGGCCTATGTCAACAGTATTGCCGTGACTCCGGGCGGTTCCTACACCGTTGTCGTCGGCGCTGGTGGGACGAACGGCACGACCAACGGGGGCGCATCAACGTTTAACAGCACCTCTTGCGCGGCCAACGGTGGGCAGGGTGGCGGCAACGGAGGCGCTGGCGGCACCGTGTCGGTTGGCACGGGTGGCGCTGGTGGTGCTGGTGGTACGGCCAACTACGGGTACTCCACGGACGCTGTGCCTTCTACCCCTTTGTACGGGGGCGGTGGGGGCGGCGGCGCTGGAGGATACAGTGCGGCGGGTGGCGCTGGGGGCAACAATCAAAGTGCTGTGACGACCACCTCTGGCACCGCAGGAGCCGCAGGGACGGGTGGTGCTGCGGGCGGTGGTGGTGGTGGGGCAGGCACGAATGTGGCCGTCCTCTACGAGGAAGTCAAAGGCTCTTTCCCCGGTGGAAGCGGCGGTGGCGTTGGCATTAAAGGAACAGGAACCAGCGGAGCCAGCGCCTCTGGTGGGACGTACAACAATTCCAACCCCGGTCCCGGCAAGGGTGGCTCTGGCGGCACTGACGGCACATTTGCTACCAGCGGCGGTGCATACGGAGGAGGGGCTGGCTCTGGTTCTGGAGGATATGCATGGGATCCGCCAACCAATCCAGCGGGAGGCTATGTGAGTTATGGGGCTTCCGTCCCCGGTGGTGTTGGCGCAGTGCGTATTCTGTGGGGCGGTGGGCGGTCGTACCCGTCAAACGCAGCGGACGTTTAACACTTAATCACACAGGATCATGGCAACGTTTAACAAGTTCAACGCTTTCGTCGAAGCCGTTGCGGAGAAGGTGCATAACTTGGGCACCGACACGCTGAAGGTCATGCTGACCAACACGCTGCCAACAGCGGCGAACGCGATCAAGACGGACATCACGGAAATCTCGGCGGGCAACGGCTACACGGCGGGTGGCAACACCGCGACGCAGACCTCCTCCTCGCAGACCAGCGGCACCTACACGCTGGTCCTTGCTGATCCTGCGTCCTTCACCGCTTCTGGCGGCTCGATTGCCACCTTCCGCTACGCCGTCCTCTACAACGACACCGCTGCCTCAAAGAATCTGATCGGCTGGTGGGACTACGGCAGTGCCGTGACGCTGGCGTCTGGCGATTCGTTCACCGTAGACTTTGATCCGACCACGGGCGTTCTCACGCTGGTCTGAGGCTAACACATGGCAGACAACGTAGGCTACACCCCCGGCACGGGCGCAACGGTTGCTGCCGATGACATCAGCGGCATCCTCCATCAGCGGGTCAAGATTTCTCTTGGCGCGGATGGGACGGCAGTTGATGCACCGGGCGACGGCACGAACGGCATGGACGTTGACATTACGCGCTTGCCGACGATCACCACGTTCAAGTGCCAGACGTTCACGACAGCACAGACCGGAGTTGCTATTTGGACGCCTGCCGCTGGCAAAGCGGTGGTGATTACGGCGCTTCAGATTCAGTCGTATGGCACCACGGCGGGGACGGCAATTGTGTGGTTTGGCGCAACTGCCGACGCGACGTACACGCGAAGCACAGATGCGCCGCTGTTTGACGGGGAATTTGCGCCCTCTGCGACGAACAAGCCGGGGGTCTATGTTACCTATCCAGCACACCCTCGCGGCACGGCAGACTATGTGCTGCGTCTGACCACCACCAACGCGCAGTCCATCACCGTCACGGTGTGGGGCTTTGAGATTTAGGTGGCAACCACGTTTTTTCTCCGAAACATTGCCTCGTCACTGGGTGGTGCTGGGCAGTTTTCTATGGGGCAGCGGCGTGGGAACGCGGTGACGACGGCGGTGACGACGTCAGTTGCCAGCGGGACCAACATTCAGCTCACAGAAACGACGGCTGGTGGTCAGGCGGTGACGTTCTTTTCAGAACCGTTGACGGCGGGCGTCACTATTAGCGGGACGGTGACGCCAAACCTCCGAGGGCTGGAATCGGCGAACGCCGTCAACTCGGGGTTGGCGCTGTTGGTCGAGCGGGCGAACAACGCAGGGGTGGCGCAGTCAACGGTCATTGCGCGGCAAGTCATTGGCGCCGAGCTGACGACCTCCGAAACCGCCCGCACTGCCGCCCTCACGCCGACGTCAACGGCATTCTCGGCCGGCGAGCGTATTCGGGTGACGATCTCGCTAATTAACGTGGGCACGATGGGCGGCGGCACGGTGACCATGCACTACAACGGCGCAGCCGCCGCAGCGAGTGGCGACAACTACATCACGTTCACCGAAGACTTTGTGACCGACGACATTCAAGATGTGTCCCCGTTTGAGATTAAAGGCTCTAACGCATACTACGGATGACTGACAACATCGTGATGGGCGCATACGCGACGGAAGCGGACGCGCAGGCCGCGATTGACGGCGGCGTGTTTACCGGCGTGCCGGTGCTTGAACTGTCAATCGTGGAAGATGGGCCGATTGATACTCCTTGGTGCGTCTGGTGGGCGCGTCCGAACTCCTAGCCATACCAATCATGCCTCGCTATACCATTACCACGCAGACCAACGTCTCCCTCACGGCCAGCACGGCTAAGACGATTGCTGCCGTCAGCACCCCTGCTACCCGTCGTGCCAAGTTGGTTGGCGTGTCGGTGAGTTTTGACAGCGTCACCGCAACCGATGGCAGCGTCTTGGTCGAGATCGTGCGGTCGGACGGCACCACCGCTGGCACGGCAACCTCACGCACCCCTGTGGCTATCGACTCGTCTGAGACGGCGGCGTTGTGCAGCGGTTTCGTGAACTACACGGCAGAAGCCACCACGTTTACGGTGGTGGACGAGAAGCGGATTACGCCTGTGGGTGGCACGCTGATCGAACCGTTTGACTTTGCCAGCCAGCCGATGGTGGGGGCGACGAGCAAGCTGTTGGGTGTGCGGTTGACCAGCCAGCAGAATCTGACAAACGTCCGCTGTACGTTGACCTACGAGGAGTAGCGCCAGCAATGGGCTATTTGAGCGCAGAGACACTAGATACCAGCGGTGGAGGCGGGACATTTACTGTTCCGTCTGGCTGCACGTTTTTGCTGGTAAAACTGGCCGTTAGCACAGGAGCAGTTCCTAGTTCTGTGACGCTTGGTGGGACTTCTGCCACTACAGTGGCAACGGTGGACAACGGCGACTCTTTAGCTGTTGGTGTCTACTCAAGGGTATCGCCTGCCATTGGGTCGTTGGCTCTTGCGTTCAGTTCTGGCGCAGCATACGCAAAGGCCACGCTGGAGTACTATGACAACATTGACTCTGTGCGAGGCAGTGCAACGGCGGGCGGAAACTATGCCACATCGTTTTCACTCGGCGTAACGTCTGTTGCTGCTGATTTGTGTTCCGATTTCATCGTCATCCAAGAAAACGCCACCGCAACGGCGGGTGGATCGCAGACGCTAATCTTGTCCAGCACGTTCGCGGTCACGCCAAAGATGTACGCGGCGTCTCGCCAAACTGCGTCTGGTACGACGACAACGTTTAGCTGGACGACAAATGGCGCTGGTCAGAGACAAGCGCACGTTGCGGTGGCGTTGATACCTGCCGCTCCTTCGTCTGGCAGCACTCCCGCCTTTGGTCGCTACCGCATTGCCGGGGCGCGTCGGTAAGTGTCCCTCCTAACACTCCTCTCCGCTGGCGTTGCCGCCGCCACAGGGATCGTGGCGCGGGGTGTGGTGCGTCCGGTCTTTGTCCCAAAAGCCACAGGGCCGGTTAATCGGAGTGGCCCACAGGTTCTCCGCGCTCGACGGATAGCCTCGGCAACGTCCCTCACGCTGACCGCTGCCGTTGGCGCGTTCTTAGCAAGCGGGCAAGCAGCCAACTTCCGTGTGTCTCGCGCCTCTGCGGCTGGCGCGTTTGCTTTGACAGGACAGCCTGCCACACTCAGGGCTGGCAAATCGCTGACCGCAGCGGTGGGCACTTTTATCCTGACTGGGCAGAGTGCCTCGTTCCGCATCACGCGGGTGATGTCAGGAGCCGTTGGGTCATTCACGCTGACTGGGCAAGACGCGGTTCTGCGGGCTGGCAAAATGTTGGTGAGTGGGGCTGGTGCCTTTGCGCTGACTGGCAAGAGCGCCACTCTCCGTTTGCAGCGGGTACTGACTGCTTCGGTGGGATCGTTTGCCTTGACGGGCAAAGATGCGACCCTGCTCAAGGGCAAAGTCCTCATTGCCAGCGCAGGATCGTTCACGCTAACGGGACAAGCCGCCACCTTCTTGGCGGGCGTCTTCCAGACGGGACAGCATCAGGTCGCGCTGTTCCCAAATCCGGTCAACGCAGCGGGTCCGATTGACGCCAACATCGTGCGGTCGAACGACAACATCACCGCTGCCGCCTACAACGCCCATGATGCGGATACGGCGATCCACATCCGGTCAGGGGCGCTGGCTGTCCGTCCAACGACGGCGACGGAGGGCAGCGTGTATATCGGGACCGACACGCTGTTCATGTACATCTACACCAGTGGTGCGTGGAATCGGGTACTTTAAGAGCGGGATTCTTCTAGGAGGGTAGGGACATGGCAAAGAAGCGTGGTGGGTTGGCGGGGCTGTATGACCGCAACAAGGGCATCATCAAGACGGTGGCTCCGATTGCCGCTGGGTTTATCCCCGGCATTGGTCCCATGCTTGGCGCTGGCATTGGCGCGGCAATTGGTGGGCTAGACCGTGAAGGCAAGAGCGGGATTGGCCTTGATGTCATGGGCGCAGCCAAAGGTGGCCTGAGTGGCTACGGTGGAGCCAAGCTGGGTCAAGCGGCGAAGGGTGGGCTTGCCAATATGTTTACGGGTGGGGGGAAGGTTGCGTCTGGGGCACAGGCAGCGGGCGTTGCCGCAAAGTCTCCCGTTGGTGTGCTCAACGCCCCGACTGACTTTGCCGAAACTCCTATGCCAGCTCCTATGCCTTCTCCTATGCCCGCTCCAAACCCTGCCATGTCAAGTCAAACTCCGTGGTGGAAAAGCAAGGAAGGACTTGGCTTTGCTGGCAGTGCCTTGCAGACGGGCGCTGGCATCCTTGGCTCACAGGCGCAGGGTGCGCGGGAAGAGCGGGACTACGAGGAGCAGCAGCGGCAGCTACGCGCTCGCGCTGAACTGATGGCAATGTTTGCCCCGCAGATGGCTGGCAACCTTGGCATGAAGCTCCCTTACGGCGGGGCGTAATCATGGCAACCAGCACCGCATTTGGCACACTGCCAAACCCTACGACCCAGCTCTTCGGTGGGAACGCTGGCGGTGGGATGGCTGGCGCTCCTCCACAGCAAAAAAAGCCTGTCGCGCAGCAAGGACT